CCTGCTGGACCTGACTATTCATCTCAGTTATCCGCAATATTAGCTTCGCTTGCGCCGAAACAACCTGTTGAAGCGCCTAAACCTGCTTTGGGTGATTCCAAAACCGAAGCTATAAAAAGTTATTATCAAACTTCCTTAGGGCGTGCACCACAGCAACAGGAAGTTCAAAATTGGGTGGGTACGGGTAAGTCCTTGCCTGAAATTCAACAAGGTTTAGCAAATAGTGCATACTCTTTATCTGGCACTCAGTCAATTAAAGATTCTTACCAAGCTTCTCTTGGGAGACAGCCTAATGAGCAAGAAATCTCTAACTGGCAAGGTACTGGAAAATCTATAGAACAGATTAAACAAGATCTTGCGACCATTGGTGCGAGTGGTCGAGGTTATTGAGTTTAATTACAATGACGTTCGCAGCTTACGAAAGTGAGGCAAACGATTGGTGGGAAGATTTATCTTACGAAGATAAATTAAAAGCTTTTTTTGTAGTTACAAACAAAATATATAAAGGAGATTTAAAAGACAGAGGTACGTATCGGTATGTACTTTACGATGTTTTTAAATTTGATTGCGATAGCTATATAGTCGGAATGGACTCAGGGTATTTAGATGTGCATAATGCAATCTACACAAAGGATGATATACTTGCCGCAGCAAAAAAATTAGCTCCCGAAGGAGCCTATGACTTTACCAGCAACGACGTGTACTGATTCGTATAGGTTAATTTTAAGAGAAGAATCAAAACACTTAAAAATTTCTATAAAAGCTTACGACAGTAACCACGCTCAAGCTCAAGCAACAGATATTTCTCGAAGCATAAATGCTGCTAGCTATGAACTAGGTTACGAAAAACAAAAAGTATCCCCCCTCTCAGAGTTATTTGAAAAATTAGCTTTTAACTTATTTACATACAACACATGCACAGAGTGGGGAGGTAAATTCAGTAATAAAGCTCCTTGTGTTTATATATTTGGTAGACGGTTATTTCTAAAAAATTTAATTCTTCGTTACTTAGATATTCCAACTGACTCAAATGTAAAACTTACGTGCAATTGTACATGTTGTATAAACCCATATCACTTTGCGTATTTATTTGGAAAAAACTCAAAACTCTCTTGCGGTGACACCAAATTGCTACTAGCCTACCGAAGCCAAGGCACTGGCATAAACCAGATAGCCGACGCACTTAACGTACACCGTTCAACGATTTACAGGAAACTAAAAAATGAACGTTTTTCTTCTGGGTTTACGAGTAACAGCTGAAGCACAAGAGGACGATCAAGGGGTTTTAAATGTGCTGACGGAATCTCTTCCGTCTAGTGACAAGCGTGTTGCAACAAAAGTGCAACTGCTACAGCAAAAAGGACACTATGTCGGTGGCCTTATAAAAGATTTAAAACTTGAACAAACTGTCCTAGCACTCGGACCAACCCGACCAACACCGGATGGTGTCTTACAGATGCAGCCTATTCTGGTTGTTACTTCAGATAACTTCAGTGACTTGCTGGCCATTAATTTGTTTATGGCTACAGGAGGACTTGGGCCTAAATCTGAGGAAGTTGAGCTAAGTGATACCACGGTAACGAATCGCTCGCTTGCGTGGCAAACAGAAAGCTCAGAAACTGCATGGTTCAAACTGACAGCTTGGGGTGAACTCTCAAAACAATTGTCAGACCTTGCACCGGGAACTCCAACCATTGCTGTTGGAAAAGTTTCAACAAGTGAAAAAGACGACAAATTTTATTTAAACTACAACGTGGACAAGATTCTGTACTTGCCCAAATCCAACAAAACTGCACCTAAAAAAGCTGCTGATCCTGAAAAAGGTAAAGTTGCTGCAGCTGCTCTCGGTTCTATTGATTTCTCTCTCTGATCTAGGTACTAACTATGGTGTTCATCGCTGGTCAATTTTCTGAAGACGAAATTCTTTGTAATGTTCCCCCACATACTTTAAGAATTGATCTACAGGCTCGTCGTTGGAAATCTGATGTTGATTCTGACAGCGCGATTGTAGATCGAAATGACAATGGTATTCCAATTGAATTTGTGCTTCTAGGGTTTAGCCCGTATTTTGGCAACCTTGGAATGCGTAATCAAGAAGAATTTCTCCGCATTGCTTACATCGGTGTCAGCCCTAACCACAGGTTGCTTCCTCCTCGATGTGTGACTACTTCTATGATTTCTGGCAAATCCTCTCAGAAAAATTTTATTGGTTATTTTCAAACTCTTTACAACAACAGGATTAACTGTGCTTCAGTTGTTACAGCTACTAAGTTTGTAACTCGAAGTTTCAATGAACGCGATCCTGTAACTGGTGCTGATGGAGCAAAGATTAACTTTAATGCTCTTGAATTCTCTGATCGTCCTGTTGCTACAGACGAAGAAACTAAATTAATCAATGACATCGATGATTGGATTTCGAATCAAGGACCTGGGCTCATCGCTGCCGCACTCAAATCTCACATTCCTGGATCGGATTTGGTTGAGCTTTCACTTGGCTCAGATCACACGGAGATTAAAGCGCAGTTTGCCGCATCCCGACCACCATCGCAAGAGCGGACTTTTGGTCAGAGTTCAGCTCCTGCTAAGGCTCTTAAGTCTGCTGTGGTGGATGATGCTGATGAACCGACTACAGCTTCTACTCCAAAACCTAAAAAAGCTGTCGAGCTTACGGAAGATCAAGCAAAGTCGTTAGGACTGAATTTCTAAGGTAGACTTTCGGTGTCTCCTTAAGGGGAGACGGGGAGTGGAACAATAGGGCGGCTACTACGCCGCCTTTTTTTTCTTGTAAATTATGAGATTTAAAACAGCTCGAATCAAGATTGACGGTATCTGGTCTACGTTGTACTTAGAGCGGATTGCTCCCGACGTGTGGAATTTGGGAATCATTGTAAACAAATCCAAAAGAGCAGCAAACGATTGGTACTTTGGCCGTAAGAATAAAAGATCTAGACGTGTTGTTGCGCAACAACCTGTGGGTTCTTTTCAGCATTTACTTGCCGCTTTTGTTTTACTTAAAAAATTACTCAAAGAAATTCCAGAAGACCATCATATTTATACTCAACCTGAGTCAAGTCGTTCAGCTTTATTATCTCGTTATATACAACGTTTGGGGTTTATTTCTGTTCCGCAGGGTGATCAACTATTTTGGGTGTTAGTAGCTGATCGAAGGCGGGAAGTTCTACAGAATTACTAACGCACCATTTAACTAAACAAGTAAACAATCGATTGTGCATTTGTTGTTGTCTATAAACTGAATCAAAAATCTTTAAAAGTTCGTCTTTGCTAAGTTTTTTAGCTTCGAGCATGACCCTCTGATGAGTAAAGCGTTGCTCAGCGGTTTCCCACTCCATGGTTGCCACGGGGGTAAAATTGATGTGTTAACTATACTCACTAAACACTGGACGACACTCGAAAAACAGTTAAGCTCTAACGGAGCCAGTCCCCTCAAAACTTTGTCAGAATTTTACAGTATCCCGAAAGGGGTAACACATTCTCTAATTAAACATTCATTTATTACTGGTTCCGTTTTAGTGCCGCACGATCCGTTGGGAGTTCTTAGCGATCAATTGCGCTCACATAACCTGGCAGTAACCCGTAATGAAAAAGAAGAAAATTTAACAGATCCTGTTTGGTGGATTTCAGAAAAATCAAAGAAGTATAACTGGGTTATTTCCAGCACAATGGGTTTATCTAATTACACTGAGTACATTCTTGAATATGGTATGCAGGTCGCTACTTCAGGGATTGCTGTTTTAGATCGTTTATCTTTCATAGAACCTGTTGCTAGGAGGCGAAATTTTCTCTTGGCAAATAAATTGTCGAACATGATTGTTCTGAGCCCCCGCCCGAAATTCAGGGCACTTGGTTCGACCAAAGATTCTGTAACTAGCTGTTGGTTTCTCTTTCAGAAGCCGGAAAACTGGTGCGATGGCACTCAAGTGACATTCGGTTTAGATTGGGACCGCGTTGAGCCACTTCCTCCGCTCGAATAATGACATCAAGATCACAAAAATTTGAAGTGTTCCAAAAGTCAATCCTGGAACAGCTTATTCAGATGAACACCAAACTTGATAAAGTTTGTGCTTTGCTGGTTTCGAACCAACTACTTCAAGAATGTATATCTCCCGAAGGAGAAATTCGTTCGGCACAAGATTGCGCTGAAATTGTCAGTGAAAGTTTTTGTGCAGGTATGTGTTTAAACGAAGAACTCAGTGACCGTAGTAAAGAATTTGATTATCAGAAATCTGAATTTTTTATTGGTGGCGAAGAAGATAATGAAGCAGAAGATTCAGAAGATGATGACGAGGATGATGATAGTACAGCAGCTAGATTTCCTGCAATGAAATTCTAAAAATAAACGCTAGTATTTAGTTAATTCGACACGGTTTTGTGTCTCAAACACGATTAACTTTAAACGGACTTAGGCACTACAATTGCGCTGGTGTTCCTAAACCTTTACCATCCGTAACTAGTGTTTTATCTGCCACGCAAACAGAAGAGACTCGCGCAAAATTAGCACACTGGAACATTATGAACCCTGGAGTTGCTGATAAAGCAGCTGAGAGGGGAAACTGGATCCATAACGCAGCTGAGAATTGGATTAGAGGTTTACAGGTACATCCTCCCAAGGAATACGCTCCTTATTGGACGGATATGCCTGAAAAACTGGAAGAATTACTTGGAAATGGTAAAGTCCTGTGGTCGGAAAAACCGTATAATCAACCGCAATGGGCGAATTTTACTGGTGAAGACGGTGTAGGACGTATACATTACTACGATGAAAATACTGGGCACGGATATGCGGGGTGTTGCGACATTATCTATATAGATCAAAACGGTGAAACAATTCTGGGTGACTTTAAAACATCCGCAGGTCCGTATAGTTATAAATTTCCTAGAGCTAACTCAGGTATAGACGATAAACTCAAGAAGGCTCTAATTTCTGGTGTATTTAAACTTAAAAAAACTCAACTTCAGCTTGCTGCTTATAAACTTGCCGCTGAAAAATGTTTAGGGATTAAAATTGATAAGACGCAAATAATCGTTTCTACGGCGATACCTGAGTTCTCAGTTCAAGTTTTTACTTTTTCCAAAAACGACGTTGAAAAACACGAAGTTCAGTGGCTGGAAGTAGTTAAACAATTCTATGAGGCTCAGGCACAGAATTAAGGATTTCTCCGGTGGCCACGCTGGGGGCAGTGTGCCACAATGTCTGGGCAGGAGCAAGCAATGCAGTTTCATTTCAGTGTCAATCAGGAAGTACGTAAGTACGTAAACCCCAAAACAGGCAAAATTCCGACTGGCGGAAATTTTAAAAGTTTTAATGAAAATTGGGAAAAGTTAACTCAAGGTACAGCTGAAATAGCTGAAATAGTACAGCATGGCTATGGCCTATGTGCGTGGCATCTTGTTAACGGAAAACGAGCTAAAAATGAAACTGGTTGTATTCAAGCTGGTTTATTAATTATTGACATTGACAATCAAGCAGACGGAAAAGATAGCGAAGGGAACAAAATACAGAAACAAGAATTAAATGCAGAACAAGCACAGCAATTAGACATTTGTAAAAACTATTTAAGTTTTGCTTACTACTCTCCGAGTCATAAAGAAGAGTGGCCAAGATTTCGTTTAGTTTTTGGTTTAGAAAAACCAATTATTGATACCGGATTTTATCAATGGTTTACTCGTCAAATATCTGCGCAAATTCCGGGATCCGATATACGTGCAACACAAGTACCTAATTTATTTTATGGTGCTAAAAAAGGCACAGAACTTATTTATACTTCTGAAAATTACATACCCATTAACAAAATTGACGAAGCTTATCAGGTTTATTTAAAATTACCTAAAGAAAATACATCTAGGGAGGCCGCGTCGGAGGCTCTCTTAGCAGAGGTTTCTCCCACGGGGGTCGATCTAGCCCGCTTGGTCAGCGCAGCTGTGCGGCGGATCCTAGACGGCGAAGAGGTGACGGATAGATCCTTCGCTATGGCCTCAGCGTTTAATGAAATTATTGGTTGGTGCAACTGGCTAAACGATGCTGGGCTGCCAGTCCGGAAGGCACCCCTTGACATAGCGAACCAAGTGTTCGAGAATATCTACGAGTACGCCCCCGAACTGGACAGCAAATTTGACAGAATCCTAAGTAGTATCACAGACCCAAAGAGCCTCCAACCAGCTTTGTCTATCGTGTCTGAAGACGGAGACTGTGCTATTTGGAAAAAGATAAAGTTTACTAATAAAGACATTTTTGAAGCACATTGTCCGGACAATGTACGGACAGAAATTGCTAACAGCAAACCCAAACCAGTTAATTCAATACTGAGTTTTGACGATCCCACTTCAACATCAACTTCTTTCTCAACATCAAGTTCTTTTTCAGCAACACAAACTGCACCTATGTCTAGTTCTACCCCATCCACACCGGCACAATTGATTCAAATTCAGTCAAAAAACAAACAGTTTTCTGAGAACGACATTGCAGATGTAATTGTTAATAACTACGGCGATCAATTCTTATTCGATTCAAATCTGGATGAATTTTTTGCTTATGACGAAGACGAAGGAGTTTGGTATATAAACGACGAACAGCATATAAAAAGACGTATTGTAAAAACACTGGATACGTTTATTACGGCTGGGGTTCTGCCTCGCTATAACTCCTCCACTGTCAGCTCAGTTTTTCATATTCTTAAAGCCAAATTACTTAAATCCATTAACGGTGGACGTAGTTCCATTTGGCAAGCCGGACGGGGATTAATTGCGTTTAAAAACGGTGTATTCAACGCGAATACTCAGCAATTTACGCCTGGGAATCAAAAGGATTTATATTTTCAGACAAAACTTTCTTACGTTTATGATCCCACAGCAACTTGTACTGAGTTCATAAAGTGGCTTAGCTGGGCGGTTGAACCTGACAAGGTAATCATCATTCGAGCTTTCTGTCGGGCAGTCCTAACGGGCTACACAACGGGAGAAAAGTTCCTTCACTTAATAGGGGCTGGTGGTTCGGGTAAGTCCACGCTGCAACAGATTCTCATTGCTCTTGCAGGCTTTACCGGCACTCATACAAGCGATCTAGAAACGATCGAGACAAATCGTTTTGAAGCTCACAGCTTGATCGGCAAAAGGCTTTTGCTTCTTACAGACGAAGCATCTTTCAGTAAGAGACTGGACACCCTTAAAAAATTGACTTCAGCTTCGGATACGTTGCGAGCTGAACGTAAATACGGAACTCAAGTTATAAATTTCAAGCCTGAGCTTCTGGTTTCAATTGCTTCAAACGAACACATAAGCTCCTCAGATATAAGTTCTGGTTTGGAGCGAAGAAGGCTCACTATTGTCATGAACAATGTTGTGCCCGCTTCACAGCGACGCAATTTAATCAGCGTGTATAACGATAGAGTCGAAGGCGAACTGGCACCAGAGCTTCCTGGGGTAGCAGCATGGGCACTCAACATGCCTTTCGAAGAAATGCGGGAGGTTATGGCCAACCCGGTAAAGTTCTGCCCTCAGCTCAATGCAACTAACCTTGAAGCCCTTGTGTTTAATAACCCAATCTGTGCTTGGTTAGCCGAATGTACTCTGTATGCACCTAATTCACTCACCACGCTGGGTGGCGGTGCTTTTCGACCCAGTATTGATGAACAGGAAAGGGGATTATTTGTAAAAAATGCTTACACAGAACTCTATGCTTCGTACGTTAACTTTGCAAAATCAAACGGATATAAAGCCAGCGCAAAACCTCGTTTTGTTGACCGTCTTAAAGAAACGGTAAACAATGTTTTAAAAGTTCCGCATATTGAACCCAAATTTATCAACGGTAAAGCTGTAGTCCGTGGGCTACGGTTGAAACCTTACGATCTTTCTACAGATCGTTCTGCCAGTGGTGACATGCGCTTGCCTTCACCTATAGAATACGCCTCGAACCCAACTATCTGGGAACAAGCGTTCACAACTCACGACAAACCTTAGGCAATCAAATGAACAACACAACTCTTTTTTGGGCAATTTTTGGCGTTGGATGTGGCGGTGTAGTAGGCACTGCTGTTTTCTCCCCTTTAAATATGCCTGTAGCTATCGCAGCTGCTGGGGGTGCTTTGGCCGGAACATCCGTAACAATTGAACATCGTCGAAAGAAAGAAAATGAAACTGTCGAAGCTGTCAAAGTCGCAAAAAGTTTTAGCTACCTGTACGAAACAAATCGTGGGCTTGTAAACCCACAGCAGCTTTCGTTTAGTTCGGATATTCCTGTAGGTAAATCAGAAGTTTTCCTGAACGCTTTAGCAGAATCCCAAGGTGGGCAACGAATCGAAACAGAAACAGGGGTGGTTTACAAATTCCCTCATCCTCAAAACGTCTTGGATCGACTGGCCGAAAATGCTACAGCTTGGGTGGAAGAGCAGAAAAAACCTTTAGAACAAGAAAATCTGATCCTTAAGCAACAATTAAATGCTTTTCAAGCAGTTATAAACTCAACCAAACCTAGTTTTGAACCTACAACTACCCAAAATCCTATAACTTCTTTTATTCCAAATCCCAGCACATTAAATAAATCTAAAGAAACCGTCGGTGCTTGGTCAAATCTTCTATAGTAAGAGAACGCAGCGTAAGGCGAACTTAAGGCCGGGCCTAATCAAGCCCGGTTTTCGCTTATCTAGCCGTCAAATATATTGCCAACCTTCAAGGCCACTAGTGCCTGAATGAGCAGCTTCCATTACTGCTGTACTAATAACTGGCAGTAAATCAGCTAAATAATCCCCGATTCCAAGAGCAATTTGTCGGTGCTCTTGTTGGGTCCCGACATTCCCACGGAGGCCCACATAGAAAATCCAACTGCGCAGCGTACCCGTCATATGCAGCCGAGTAGGCGAACACATTAGAAGCACATTACGGGCACATTCCTTCGCGACATTAGCGGAGAGCATATCGTCATAAAGTTCCCGAGAACTCTCAAACAATTCTTCAATACGTATGCGAAACAATTCTTCTGTGGAATCGTCCTCAAACTGAAAGCTGTTCTGACGATTTTTTAAATCTTGTGAACGAAGTTCAAAAGCAGAACAATCAGGTGCTACTTGCTCTAGAACATCTAAAGGATCACAATACCTTTGACTTGTTTCCTGGAATGTAAAGCTCCTATGCCGTAAGATTTGCGGTGAAATTGCTCTAGTAGTAACAATCTCAAAGGAGGCGCAGACTTGCTCGAATACGCTCCAATGTCCGTGTTGAATACAGTACTCTAAGAGACGGGTATACTCGTCTCGATCAGGGTTTTTTGTGGATACTCTCGCGTGCTTAGCAACTACGCTTTCGGCGTAGGGAGTAATCCAACTAAGCTCAACCTTGTGCAGAAGGCTCTCGTCCACCTGGATTTGCGGCACCGTGTCCAGGAATAATAGCGTTAGTAATGCGTTCAACCAACCCTGGGTTTTCTTTCGCCACGCGGCCTGCAAAGCGGTTCGCAGTGCGAGGCATAGACGAAGGGTCGGTCAGGATTTGGGGGCCAGCAATGCGCATTTTCAGGTCCTCGGGAAAGCTTCTTGGTAACGTAACCGACGCGTAACTTCAGTCGGTGTAATCCCAGTCATTTTATAGGCATCTAAACCTAAACGCTGACCGGCCATGCGGATGGGAAAATCAGAATCTCTCATTTTCCTTTTTGTAGTTTAGCTTTAGACAAAGCTAAAAGATTATTAACCATATTATGTGAATTTGAAGGGTAATCCATATTAATTGTGCGAGTATTTAAAAAGTTTTGATTAGCAACGGTAAGAGCCTGACGCATCCGCATACGTTGCTCAGGAGTCTCTTGCTTCATCGAAAGTAGATAGTCAGCTTGACTCATGTCATCAGGACTATCTTTAATAGGCACATTGCGCTGGTTATAACCAGCAACACCGGTTAGTTCAGTACTTTTTTTAATATTGCTTTCTGCGTACTCAACCGGCCCCACGGGAGGTCTGCTGTAGACACCGCGATCATGTTCAATTTGTGAAGCAATGCGGCTGGCATTATCCAACTGCATCACACGTCGCACACCTAGTTGAGGCTCACGGTTGTACCCCCCCAAACCAGGAGGAAACATCAGGCCCCCTATCTGTTCGGGAGCTTTACCGTTCCCAATACCAGGCACAATTGCCATTATTGATCGCTCCGATTAGCGGACTTAGATCTAACCCTTATGTTAGCAGGACTATTATCTAAAGGATTATGGTTTTTGTGATCCACATCTTTTCCGTCACCTTTATGAACTTTGCCTTTCTTTGCTAGATGACGGCGAGCTTGATTTCGGGCAGCGCGACGCTTAATCTGTTCAGGCGAACCGTGATAATCTTCGTATTCTTTTTTATAGTCACGGTCCGCCATGAACTTATAAACTTTTAACTAATTGTAGGCGAAGGAAACAACCACGGTTTACCGTGTCGTGGGTCTTCCAATTCGATACGGTCATAATCTCGAACAAATTCAGCAAGATCTTGCTCATATTTTTGAAATAATCCCGTATAGCAGTAATTTTCAGGGGTATAAAACTCATAAAGTTCTTGCATAAAATCTACCTTTCTCTGTTCCCAGCTTACGTCCCAGGAAGAAAGAATGTCTTGATATTTAAACATAAACAGAGGTTTTGTAAAGAAATTAAAAGAGTTGGAATAAATCATCCAAAAGGGCACAAATAAGCGTACTGCGATACGCCATCATTCGTGCAAGTTCTCTGGTTTCTAAATCCCCTAAAGGATTAGAGTCCTCGTCCCAATTGAATGTTTTTTCATTCGCTCGTTGCTGAGCGCAACGTTCTATATTCTGCCAGTCAACTTTAAGTGCTTGCTTTACAAGTTTTTTGCGACTGGTCATTTTAAAGCCTTGATAAACCAACCAGAGCCCTCTCCCTCCACCATCCAGCGAGGTTTTAAATTCAATCTAGAGTATAGCTTTTTAGCTCCGTTTGTGCTGAGGTATCCCCCATTAACAAGATCTAAGTCACCAAACGGATCGTTAACTACATAACTTTTATTATCTTCGGAACGTCCTATAACGCAAATCCAGTGACCCCCTCCAGTTGCGTTGTGAACTGAACCTTTATGAAGAATGCCGATGGGCACGGCAATACCTTTATCTAGTTGAGCGTCAATGTCTTTCCACGAGCCTTTTTGACAAAACTCAGCTCTTACTCCGTAATCTTCTAAAGCTTCCAACTGCGCTGTTGCTGACGTAGTATCACCATGTTTAAACACAGTTGCTATATATTTATCATCGTTGTCGATGCTGTTGGGCTTTAATCCCTTAAGCATCATGGCGCAAGAGCTAGAGAAACAAGTCCGTAAAGGATCACGAACGTTATCTCGCTGAGAATAATAAGGAATATTTAAAACTTTATCTGCGTGGACTGGAGTGGGAAACGAAGAAATATCCGTTGAAGCGGGCAAAGATTTGAGATCATTGATAATTTTCCAATGGCTTGGGTAAAACCACCAGTCTTGCTCTGGTTGAGCCTCAAGTCGAATCCTGTAATCAACTTCTCCGGGAATCATCGTGATTGTGCGCCACTCGTGGGCAGCTCCTTTCGGAACAAAAACTTTTTGTTCGGCAGAAAGAGTAGAAGCTTGTTCGGGTTTACGTTTTAACCACGTGTCACGCTGCGCCAGAATTGAAGTAGCCAAGAGTGGATGTACAGATTTAGCTAAAAATAACTCTTTTTCGCGCCGACGGCGGTTTGCAAGACCTTCGTTAACATTTCCGTTAACTTTAGTCCACTTCAATAACTCTGATACAACTATAGAACGATCAACTCCATCGTTGAGGAGTTTCAGTAATGTTGATTGTTTGAACGCACCAACACCTATGTTGTATGTAAAACTTACTAAAGCATCAAATTCACTTTGATTAAGCTTAACTTTGATTAACTCTGAAACTGAATCCTCAAAGTACTGCAAAGTATGCAGAAGAAATTCTTCTGCTTGCTCTTTAGTAATCGTAAGACCAGGGCCAATGTGAGCACCAGTGGTGCCGTATCCAACAGTCCAGACGCCGGCATCGCACTGATACGAAGTCAGCCTAAGACCTTCAAAGTTTTTTACTAAATTGACCCCCGCAGGGGAGACTTTCATCAGGTGCTCGTGACGCAAATTCCCACGCGGTATTCACAACCGCTACGACCTTTAAGCTGAATATAAGTGTAGTAAGTACCTGAGGTATTGATTGTAGTCGTAGTAGTGGACGTTGCCCTAGAACTAAATTTGGATGGATTAGCAGTCAAAACGGCGGTACCAGCCGAGTCAAGAACAACAACAGGACCGCAAGAATTTTGATTACGAATATCAACCCGTAAAATACCTGTTGCGTTCACAGTTAATTTATAAACATCTGAAATACCGTACATGCCATCAGCTGCATACTCACGATTCTCAGATGTAACTACAACCACGCCGCTGGAATCTAATGTCCGGCGTTGATCGAAATGAGTAGATTCTGTACGACGAGTCGGATCTGTGATGCCGCTGTTAATGACGGAATCCAGCTCAAGGTTTTTTGTGTACTGGGCCACGCCGATACGATCATTCGATATCTATATTTTAATCAGAAAATACGTCATGTTTATGTCTTTAAATGAATTAAAATTTATTTAGCTAAACAAGGGTACAGGACTGTGGGTGTGGAAGCTATTGTTGCTGTGCTTACAGCTGGCTTAGGTTTTCTTACTTGGAATCACTCACAAAAACAAACTATTTTAAATGATCGATTTAACTCGATAAAAAGACGTTTAGAAGATACTGAACAAAAAATAAACGAATTCCCTAAAGTGTACGCTTTAAAATCTGATTTAAACCTTGGTTTATCGGAAATTAAAGATAGGCTTAACCATATTAACGATAAATTAGATCAACTTATACTTACTAAACTCCATGAAAAATTCTAACTACAACATTTGGTTTGCTTTAAGTTACGAATTTACTAATCTTATCTCTCAGCAATATCCGAAATTACAGCAAAATAAATTCGTAAAATTAATTTTAAATTATTGTAAACCAGACTGGGTGCTCTGGAAAGTAGAGTTAGCGTTAAATGATGTAGATAAACAGATAGATTCTATAAAAAAAGATTGGGAAAAATCTGACTCGCCGTTATATACAGTTATCGAACACGAACCTGATGGATCAAAAGCGCAAGAGTTATTAGGAGGAGCAATGGAAATAAAAAGTACTTTTACTCGAAATTAATTAGACTACATATACAAGGTACTTAATTACCATGGAACAACTTCTTGCCCACGTTCAACAACTTCTTACTGTTCTTATCGCCGCCCACGCGGTGGCAATCGCCATCGTTAACCTGACACCAACCCCTAAAGATAACGAGC